AAATGAATGGTTGGCGTGATACAGAAATGCCTAAGTTTGTTTATGGTGATTTGGATGAGACAGATTTGGAAGCATTCAGTAAGGCTATCCAGCGTATTAAGGCTGTCGGCTTGATTGCACCCACTCCGGGTAATGTTAATCATATCGCTGAAGTGTTGGGTTTACCGGACGAAGTTGACGAAGACATGGATCAAGAAGAACTGAATATCTTGCTTGGTAAGCCGACATCCAGAAGTGGGGATGGGATGGAAACCGGAATGGGTAATGGAACTGCTAAATCTGTTTCCGAAGATGACAACAGTGCTATGAACCCAGAGAACAATGGATAGAGATAAAGGAGAAATACAATAATGGGGAAGTTGTTAAGGTTGACAAGCATCCTATACAACACCCCTCATTTGATGCTTCCGGCATCTCTTGAGCGAGTGTTTACTTATCTGGATGATCGAAACAATCATGCAGAATTAGCAGTACAGTTGGAAAAGAAACCGAAAGAACGAGTCCTGCAATACGTGGTTGAAACGCAAGTTGGTGTTTTAAGCGTTAGTGGCCCGCTGACATATATTGAATATGAAGCAATGTGTGGTGAACAGAATAGTTCATATCAGCAGATTGTGGATGACTTCGATAAGCTGTGTAGTATGGGTGCTAAAACGATTGTCATGGATGTAGATAGTCCGGGCGGAATGGCCTACGGAATGGCGGAAACAGGCCGGTATCTTCGCAAGAAAGCCGATGAACGTGGTGTTCAATTGGTTGCCTACGTTGACGGCTTGAGTGCTTCTGCTGCTTTTGGTTTGTCTGTTGCCGCACACGAAATCATCGCAAATCCTGATGCTGAGTTAGGAAGTGTTGGTGTTGTTGTAAAACTTAGGAATATGAACAAGGCCATGAATAACGCAGGTGTTGAAGACACCTATATTTATGCTGGCGACAGTAAGATTCCTTTCAAAGAGGATGGTAGCTTCAGGGAAGATTTCCTTGCTGACATCCAATATAAAGTCGATGCTCTATATCAACAGTTTACTGAGTATGTTGCGGATATGCGGGGAATCGACGTAGGTGTTGTTAAATCTACTCAAGCAAAAGTTCTACTGGCACAAGATGCCATTGGTATTGGCTTCGCTGATAAGGTGATGACACGAGAAGATTTTAGTAACTATCTAGCTGACCTAGTGGAGAAACCTATGCGATTCTCTTTCAAATCTAAAGGGGAAAATAAAAACATGACTACTGATGTCATTGAACAAGAAGCTGTTGCTTCGCTGCAAGCTGAGTTTGAAGCCGCTGTAGCCAAGAACACTGAACTGGCTGCCGCTCTTACTGCACAGAATGATGCGTTTGAAGCTGCACAAGCTCAAGCCGCTGAACTGCAAAAAGCTGTAGCTGCTGCTCAGGAACAGATTGCTCAAATGCAAGCTGCCGCTGCCAAAGAAGCATCTGACAAGCGTCTTACTGCTCTGCAAGCCGTTGTTGACCAAGACCAAGCCGCTGCTCTGCATATGTCGCTGGCTGCTCTGGATGACAAGGCGTTTGCCACGGTTGTTGCTTCGCTGCAATCCAAAGCTGTTGATGAGGAAAAGGCTTTTGCCGAAAAGGGAATCACTGGTGCAGAATCTGAGCCGGTCGAGGAAGATAAAGCTGCGGCCATTCTGAAGGCCAAGTATGCTGCTAAGAAGCAGTAATTACAATAACACAAAAGGAGAATATACATGGCTGCTCTTATTGCAACCGAAACTGCACGCTTGGGTAATGTCCTGAAGTATGAGTTTGAACGTGAAATGGGTTTTTGCCGTAAGGCTGTAACCGCCTATGAGTCTGGTGCTAAGACCTACACCCCCGGCACTGTTCTGGGTAAGACGCTGGTGAGCGGTTCTGCCGCTGCTGTGGCTGGTGCAGGTAACACTGGTAATGGCACGATGGGGAGCATCACTGTTTCCGCACATGCTCGTGTTGGTCAGTACATCCTGCGTATCACTGTTGCTGCCGGCAACGCTGGTGCTTTTGAACTGCTGAATGCTAATGGCTCTGTCATCGGTACCGGCAACGTGGCTTCTGCCTATGTTGGTAATGGTCTGGCTTTCACGCTGGCTGACGGTTCTGCCGACTTTATCGTTGGTGACACTTTCGTTATCACCGTGACTGGTACTGAAAAGTACAAGATTCTGGAAAACACTGCATCTGACGGCTCTGCCGCTTTCGCCGGTATGTACATCGGTGCTTCTAACGGTCTTGGTATTGACACCTCTGTCGCCGCCACCACTGACACCAATGTACTGATTCTGGAGCGTGGCCCTGCGCTGGTTGCCAAGAACGCCCTCACTCTGGGTGCTTCTGTTGACACCAATGCTGAGAAGAATGCTTTGTACGCTCAAATGGCTGCTGTCGGCATTATCGCTGAAGCTCAAATCTAATATCAAGGAGAAACTGACATGGCCGTGGTACGCTCGTACACTGATGCTTTTCAAATTATTGACCGCACTCCCGAAATCAACCTGATTCCGAACCAGTGGGGTATTATCACTCAATCGGGTATTTTCCCGTCTACCGAAGGTATCACCACCCCGGTAGTGAGTATGGAACAAATCACCAAATCTGGCGCTGTTATGGTTGACCGGATTCGTGGTGAACGTAACAACGTTTCTAAGGATTATGTGCGTAAGCTGTATTCCTTTAACGTCCCCCACTTCCCGCTGGATGATGTTCTGAAGCCGGAAGATATTCAGTCTCGCTCTGCCTACGGCACTGTCGATCAGGCTGAACAAGAAGGTTTGGCTCTGGCCCGCAAGATTGAACGTATCCGTATGTCGCATATGCAACTGAAGGAAAAGGCGTTTGCTCAACTGCTGGCTGATGGTACTGTCTATTCCCCGAATGGCACTATCTCTACCAACTTCTACACCGAGTTCGGTGTCACCCGTAAGGAAATCGACTTCGTGTTCGGTACTTCCACCACCGACATCATGGGTAAAGTGGAAGAAGGTATTGCTCACATCATCGACAACCTGCAAGCAGGTGGTGAAGTGGCTACTGGCTTTATCGCCTTCTGCTCTCCGGGCTTCTTCAGCAACCTGATTAAGCACGCTAAGGTGCAAGCTGCCTACACCTACTACTCGTCTACCCAAGAGCCGCTGCGTCAGCGTCTGGAATCTGCTCTGCCGATGGGTACTCGCGTGTTTGAATTTGGTGGTGTACGTTTCATCGAATATCGTGGTACTGATTTCGGTGGCACTGCTTTCATGACCGCTAACGAAGCACGTTTAGTCCCTGCTGGTACGATGGATGCTTTCGGTGTGTACGCTTCGCCCGCTGGTACTATGCAGCATGTGAATACCGTTGGTCAGGAAAGCTACCTGTTCACTCACCGTGACCAGATTGATGGCTCTGTCATCATCCGTTCGGAAATGAACCTGCTGGCCGTTGCTCGCCGTCCGGCTGCGGTTGTCCGCCTCCATAGCTCTACCTAATTTATTGGTTGACATTCACGATTATAGCTGTAATAATTGTCCTTTTACTAGAGGTTATTATGGCTATTCGTGATATTGTAGGGCAGAAGTTTAATAGATTGACTGTTACAGAAAGTCTAGGTACGAAGAACAGAGCGGGTGAGTGGCTGTTCAGTTGTATGTGCGATTGTGGAAACTCTTGCATAACTTCGTATCACAAGCTTTCATCTGGACGAAAAGTTTCTTGTGGGTGTTACGCTAGGGAAATGTCCTCATTGAGGGCCACCAAGCACGGCAGACACCAAACCAAAATATATGTAATTTGGCAATCAATGGTACAGAGATGCTCAAACCCGTTAAAAGATAATTATGATTATTATGGCGGAAGAGGTATTGATGTGTGCCAAGATTGGAAAAAAGATGGTACAGTTTTTATTAACTGGGCAATCTCAATAGGGTATAGGGAAGGTATGTCTTTAGATAGGATTGACAACGATAAAGGGTATTCCCCTGAAAACTGTCGATTCATTAATAAGATTTGTCAAAACCTAAACAAGCGTATTGATAATATTAAACCTAAAAAGGATAGTCCACTGAGACCATATCCTGTCTACATAGGTTTGAAACTCAAGTCATATTATTTTGGAAGTTATGCAACTGAAGAAGAAGCTTTGATGGTGCGTAAACAAATAGCAACTGAATTTGTATCAGAGTATGGGTCTTACTTAGATTCTGAGATTACAGAGGAAATTGTAAAATCCTTTGTTACTGCTAAACAAGCTGATTTAGGTGTAAAACTGAAACCTCACAAGACCAAACTGTAATAGCTTTAGCCCCTTCGGGGGCTATTGTTCAAATGTATTCAAAGAGTGTATTTGAACAATAGAATGAGAATAACAAAAGGAGAATAGCAATGGCGTACACCGGATCGCCCGCTACAAGTGCTGTGGATAGGGTGAGACTCGCTTGTGGTGATGTTGACACGACATTAGTTTTCCTTGACGATGCCACATATGAATACTACCTCGATAAGAACAATGGAAACGAGAAACGTACAGCAAGAGAATTGATGCCTGTCATTCTTTTCTCTCTTGCCAAGATGCGCCGTGAACGTGCTTATATGTGCGAGGTGTATGGTGCTGATACATTTAATAACTACATGCAAGCACTTAAACTCGCTCTTGCAAATCCGGCGATCTATGATGTTGAGTTTACACCGTATGCTGGTGGCATTAGTCGTAGTGATATGCAAGCGAACAACGATGATAACGATACGCTATCGCCAAAGATTTATCGTGGTGTAACTACAGACAGTGGAACACCTGATTATTTCAATAAAGAAATCTGGACTGATAGCACAGCAGGATTCTAATCATGCCTAAAAGCGCGAAGTTGGGGTATGAAGTTAAGACGGAATG